CTTCTTCTTCGAAAGCACGATCAGAACTTTCGTTGTCGAAAATTTCTGTGTGCTGATTTTCGTATCGGTCGTATTCCAACCCAAACAAAGCGTTTAAACCAGGTTCGAGTTCCTTGACCAATTGCATTCTTGAAATAACCATTGTTCAATATCTCCCTAAGTTTAAAACGTATGAGCAGTTCTGAGATAACGATGTTCGTTAAATTTAACTATCCAATTTGAATTTGCTGAAGCAGCATCGTTATTTTCAGGATCTTCAGAGATCCCTATAACAACGAGCATATCCGTAGCTCCGGAACCAGTTACCGCTGAAGCCAATTCCGTTTTGGATTGGCCATTAACAGTGCTACCAGCACCGTATAGGATATCAATATTGTTATTGACAACCGTTGCATAGGTCAGGGTTCCTGAAGCTTGCACTTCAAACAAAGTGTTTGGATCATCATAGACGTACGCGTCAATCGTACCCACGGTAATATTCACACTACCGGGATAGTAATTCGACCAAGTTGGTTTTTTGCTAGTAGGGTCGATATAGAAGCAACCGTTGAAAACTCCAACGCTACAGATATTACCTGCCGCAACTGGACCAATATATCCAGCAGCAGGGGTTACACCCGTACCAGCATCTGATCCATCCCCAACGAAGACAATGTCTCCCTTGTAAATGGCGCCGGCTTGGTTGTCCGCAATACGATACTTTGTAGTACCGGAATTGTTGACTGAACTTCCTAACTTACCTACAGGTCTTAAACCAAAGGCCGCGTCTTTATTAGCCATGATTTTTCCTCATAGTAAATTGTTAGACACACCCCCCATGGGTGTGTCAAAATTGTGTAAATTGTGTGGGAGAAACTAAGTGTTTCTTTTGCCACCAAAACTTACGCGAGTGCTTCTCTCTTTCGAGATAGGCATGCTAGGATGTTGGTCCTTCAAAGGATCGTTTGCGATCGCGTCGTCCTTATCCTGCGTTACTTGTGCAAAATATTTTTTACGCTCTTCAACCGTTTCCTTAGGAATTCGCGCTAGCATTAAACCTCCAACAGCTATGACACCATTATACTTGCCTGAATCAATTTGAGGCCATTCAGTACCAGGATATTCATCCCCTCGGACAAATTCCCAACCTTCACGTAGTCTGGCGGATACATTTTTTTGATCCATCTGTCCTACGGACTCGGCCCTTATCCAGCGATGGACGAATCCAGCTGGCGCAGGTGGTGCGTCTAGTGATGATGGTGGAGCCCATGGTTTCCTTCGAGAAACTTTCTCTCTGGTTTCAGACTCGCGTGATGGTAGTTTTTCTGTTTTCATTGTTTTTTCCATATGCCTACTCCTTCACGTACTTCGCATATTCGCTTAGTGGCACACCTAGTTTTTTTGAAATGGCTACTTGTGATGGTGTGAGTCTCACAGTGCCTTTGCGCCTTATTGGCATGCCCCTGTTTGCAGAGGCGACTGCCTGTGTAGGCGGTGAATTTTGTCCAAACTTATGAGGAAATGTATCCCTCATCCTTTTGTCTACTTCATTATAGTATGAATCGGACGTGGTGTCAAATCCTTCTTCCACCAGTTTACGATGAATTGAAAAGGATGTCAAGGTCATTGGTTCATCTTCGCCGAACCATTTGTTCTTTTCAGCCCACGATTCCGCCTTTGGATCCGGCGGAGGAGGTGCTTGGGGTCTGGGTGGCTGATACTGGGGCATTTGTGGTTGACGTGGGTCAACCCCTCTCGCCCTCATTTCCTCAGCCAATCGTTCCCTTTGAGCCTTGTGGGATATCGCACGGTCCTCTTCTATGGTCAAACGGCTCAGTTGAGCCTGTGCTTCAACCTGTTTGTCCACGTCTCCCAGATCCATCGCCTCTTTCAGTGACTTCTTGGCCTCACCAATCTGTGAAGCTACTCTATCACCAAATTCAGAAACATATCCGTGATCTAGTTGTTGTGCTTGTTGTCTTATTCTCTGTGACTCAGACTGAACTCCTTGTGCGTATTGCACTGCGGCCTGTTCGCGCCTTTCAGCTTCCCTTACTTTCTTGGTCAGCTTGTCAATTCGTGATTGAACTTTCCTGCCGTAGTCTTCAACTTCAGACTCTGAAGCCGCGACCACCTCCTTTTCCCCCACATCTACTATCTCATCATTATCTGACGTGACAGCTGTTGGGGTATCCTTTATCTCAACATCAACGGAAGATCCCTCGGAAGGGATGTCAACCATTTTTTCATCCGCCTCGGCCTGTGTTTGCACCTTGGTTTCTGCAGGCATAATTTACTCCTGTTATTTGTATTGCAAGATATCCTCCGGGTCCTTGACCACGGCGATTATCTCGTCATCATTAAGTATCCTCACTTCACCACCCTCTATTCCAAAACGTGATCCGGCGTATCGACCGAATATGATCCAGTCATTTTTCTTACACCATGGTCCTTCTGGAAATCTCTCTTTATCTTTGTATGCATCCGGGCCAACTTTCAAGACTAATGCTGTAACTGTTGTATAGCCCCTCTCCTCGATTGTCGTGTCGGACAATATTATTCCACCCTTTGTCTTTCCTTGTCCCTTGTATGGAAGAACGAGTATTCTCCATCCTGTTGGGTCAGGTAATCTATCTAAAATTTTATCTGTTGGCAGATGCTTGATCTCATTGAGAGCCTCTTGTTGTATTTTTGCAACAAAACGGTTCTCCTTCTCTTCCGCGATTTTGTTATTTTCATCCGCCTCTATGGCGAGGTCTCTCTCCTCGAGGGCGAATTTACGTTTCGGTATCTCCATCTTCTTTTTTCTGCAGGTCCTGTACTTCCTGTTCCATTATGTTATAGCCCTTGTATTCACCGACTGTCTTGTTATATTCGTCAAAGCTGTGAATTCCAGCAGCGATAATGTTTTTCAGTTGTTCTTTGCGCTCCCTGATCCTCTTTAGAATCAGATAAATAGCGGTTTTCCCGTAGTCTTCCATTCACGCGCATTATACACTAATTTGTATAAAACGCAATTATTATTTTTTAACCAGACTTCCACCAAAATACAATCCAATGATTGACGCCATCAGATGCGTGTCCATCGGCGTTATCACGACTCCCGCGAACTTCCTGTCAACAAGCATTTCCTTCTGCTCTATGAGGAACAAGAATCCCCGACTGAACTCCGTCCATGTCAAAAATACTGATACGTCAAAGAATACCGGCACGATCTTCGGCCACACGATTATGAAGAACACCGCAGTCAACGCGATTATCCTTCTCGTCCATTGAAAGCCGGGGTTTTCATATTTCCGCGCCTTTTCAATCGCCTCCATCTGGAACTTTCCGCGTGCGAGAAGCATCTTCTGCTCCGCCTGTTTAGCCTTGATCGACTGTCCCCAGATGGACATCACTCCACCCAGTACACTGGATCCTAGCATTGTAATCATTTCCACTGGTAATCCGAACATGTTAACTCCCTAATCCTAATAAACTCACTATTCCACCGCGTTTCTTAAAAACTGTCGGTGTGCCGTGCACGTTGACCATCGCCTGCTGCAAGTTGGCCTGCGGGGTGTAAAAATTTCCATACCTGTCAATCGGATTCCCCTTTCGTGGGTCTCCGTAATATCCACCACCGCCACCGGAGCCGCCTCCACCGCCGCCGTAGCCGCCATAAGTTCCCGGCAATGTCCTGTCACGCTCTTCCTGCACCGCACGGTCGGACCAGTAAGCGTCTTTCGACTGTTGATAAGCTTCAATATCTCCACCAAATAATTGAGTTCCAGCAACTGAACCTTCAAATTGGTCCATCATCGACTTTCCTAGTCCGGAATATATATATTGACCACTTGAATCCATAATGGGATCTTCTTCCCTATAACCCATTGCAACAATACTAGGCATTCCAAATCTATCACGCCATGCATCGCTTGCCATTATTTCTTCTTTTGTGAAAGTATAAGGAGTTTCCATTTTCTCCCCTGCTGCAATATAATCTTCAATAAACTTTTGTCCTTCCCAGCTTTTTAGGTACTTAGGATCAGATGCTTCCAAAGCAGCTAATTGGTTTACAATATCCTCGCTAGAAAGAGATGGCTTGTGTA